CGCTGCAGAAGTGAACGTCTTTGCACCGCTGATGCTCTGGGTCGTGGCGATGGTGACCAGGTTGCTGGTCAGATCACTCATTGCCGACAGCTTCTTTACCGTGCCACCGTTGTTTTTAAAAAAAATGGCTTCGTCGGTGGTGTTTATTGCAAGTTCACCGGCAGACAGCTGCCCAGAGGTGGGAGTTGCTGTGGTGGTGCTGCTGCGCTTTAAAAGTAGAGTATGGGCCATGGCTCACTCAAAAATCGTCTTTAGGTTCAATTAGCTTGGTCTTTATAACCTTAGCCGATTTTGGAGTAACGGCTTCAAGTCCTTGGACTTTTTCATATGCCGCACTGAGCTTAGCCTGTAGCTCCTGCAGTTCGGTACGAGCTTTATCCAGCTCGTTATGCAGAGTGCTTAGGTCTATCTTTAGGCGACTGTTCTCTTGGTCAAGCGTTTGAATACGCTTGTTTGAATCCTCAAGCGCCGCCTTCATAACCTGTATGTCGGCACTTGACGTGGCAGAGGTTGAAGCCATGTCGGACTTCAACCTCTGCAGCTCCTCTGTATTGTGCCTAGCCTTGGTCATCTCCATGTGGAGATTTGTCTCAAGGATCATGTTGGAGTTGAATAGCTCCTGGCATTTTCTCTGCAGGACAGGTACAGCAACGATTTCAAAATAGTTTTGATCAGCCATACCCTGATCCTAGCATCAATATCCGCCGCCGTCAACAGTATTCGTCCAAGTAGGTACACCTGAGGCGTTTACCGATAGCAACTGTCCGGTCGAGTTTGTGCTGTCCCAGGTTCCAGCTGCGGTCACGCCTACGGTTGCACCTCCGTAGAGAATGCCGTTTGTGGTAAGGCTGGTTACACCGGTTCCTCCGTTACCAACTGCAACTGTGCCGGATAGGTAAGTCGTATTATCGAGTGTCCAAGTGTTTGTTCCAGTCTTCTTAAGGAAGCCTGAAGTACCTGCAAGGGCAGCGATTGCGTCAAGATCCGCATCCCAAGCCTGGACGTTGGTGCCGATAGCTAGACCAAGAGCCGTCCTGGCGCCGGAGTCGGTAGTAGCTCCGGTACCACCGTTGGCAATAGCCACCGTGCCCGATACGTTTGCGGCAGTTCCAGTTATATTGGAGTCCGTAAAGGCGATTGTCTTGGTTGCCGAGCCGTTGTAAAACTTAATAGATCCGTTATTGTTCCACAGGTCTCCTGAGGCTGGAGCAGATGGATCGGCTGCCGCACCAGCAAGCAGAATATTTGCAGTAGAGGCAGAGGTGGTTACAGTCGTGATCTTGCCGGTCATCGTGCCGCCGGCCTTAGGCAGGGCGGCATTGGCTAGGTCGTATGCAGACTTGACAGAATTTGGAGTGGCTGCGGTTGTAGTAAGAGTAGAGCTGGTGGAATCCGTAAGCTGGAGAATACCAGTCTGTGAAGTACTACCGGTGCGAATGTCAGCGGTTACAGTTCCAGTTGTACGCCCATAAGAGTCGATCGTATGTGATTGTACAAAGTTGATTCCAGCGGTGCCGCTGGTGTTGGTCTGGCTAACTGTAGCTAGATCGATATCATCAGCATTGACAACTATTCTTGCTGAAGATGCCGTTCCGACATTAAAGGTACTTCCAGTCAGAGTTAGGCCACTACCTGCAGTGAACGTGCCTGAGCCTGAGAACTGCTGCCATATGATAGAGGTGGTGTCGAGGGTTGTTACAGCCTCAGTCTGCACCCAGCCAGTAGCCTCGTATACAGTTCCGGCTGTGACGAAGCAGAAGTCACCGCCCGCCCAATCTGCAGCGGTGTTTCCGTCGCTGGTTCGGCGAAGTTCTCGTGCCCCGTAGCAGTAGTAAGTACCGTTGTACTGCGCACCTAGGCCGCTGGCATCGCCTTCGTTCTTTACTAGAATGCGATCGGCGGAAGCTTCAGTTGTACTGACGGTGAACGATTGTCCGTCGGTAAAAGTGCTTGTAAGGGCAGTACCGCCGGTCCAGGTGATTGCTTGAGTTCCAGAGCTGTAGCTTACGGTAGCTCCGGCAAGTGTGCCGAGCCTTGCTGTGGTGGCAGCCTTGGCGGTTGCGTGTATGTGCAGGCCCTGGGCAAGATTGTCTACATATTGCTTGGTTGCTGCATGCAGGGCTGAAGATGGATCTGCGTTAAGGGTAAGCGTACCAGTCATGGTATCGCCGGCCTTATTGAGCGGAGTGTAGGCTAGTGCTGTCGTTACTTCAGCGCCAGAAAGAGCAGACCAGGCTGGAAGTCCGGAAGCAACCTTCAGGAAGTGGCCGTTGGTGCCGATTCCGACCTTTGTGAGATTGTCAGTGCTGCTGGCGCTGTTATAGGTGAGCAGGTCTCCGTTTGTATAAGAAGTTTGTCCGGTACCGCCATTGGCAATACGTACGGTACCTACCGTGAACAACGCGTTGTCGCCGTGGGTGGCGTCGTCGTTGGTCACCGTTACGGTAAGCGGACCGCTTGTGCGGAACTTAAACTGGTCGTTTGCCGCGTCTGCTGTAGACGAGTTCGTTCCATCGGTAAACGTAGTAAATCCGTTATTAGCGGCCAGACTTATCCACTCCGTCAGACCCGACCCGCCATTCTTTAGTGAAAGCACCTGGCCGGTGCTTCCGCCTGTGATGTATAGATCTGAGGCTGGAACCGTGAGGTCTGCACCGCCAGAAAGAGTGACTCCGCCTGTGAAGGTTTTGGCACCGGAAATAGCACTCTGCGTGGTGTCTATGGTAACAAAAGCACCCGCACCACCGATCTTGATGACAGAGCTGGATGCCGACGAGTTTCCACCCTTACCGTAGTAAAGGATCTCATTATTCTCGTTCATAGCCAGCTCGCCATTTACTGCCTGGCTTGTTGTTGGAACGTTGGCGTCAGTTGAACGGCGCTTGATACGAATTGTATTTGCCATGTTTATTTCCTTTAATTACTGCGACTATACCAAACCAATAGATTTAATACAACCCTCCGTCCAGGGAGTCCGGAAGTGACGGGGCAACTGGGTTAATTATGGTGGTAGTCGAGGTTGTTGTTGGTTTACTGGGCTCTTTCACTACAACTATAGGAGGAGTCTTGTCCTTGTCCGCAGGTGTAGTGCTGGCCTGCAGTAATTGCATAAAAGGATTATCTGCACCTTCCACGACTCCAGCCTCGGTTACAGCTGAATCCGCAGTTCCTATCTTAGGTTCTTCTGCGATGATAATCGGGGCGGAATATACATTTGCCGCCTGGGAGTCCAGAGGCAGGGCAAAATCCCGCAAGCTGGAGACTATCAAGGCGACGGTGTCAGCCAAAGGCAATTCTCTAAGCTCTATCTGCGCTGCAACAGGCTCCAAGGAATATCGGCTAATTATGCTATATTTCTTGATCTCATAGGCTCGGCTCGTATCCCGCTCCAGCCAGATGTCTTTTGCATCCGCGGTGGGGAATGCAAGGCATCGCGCTTCAAATGCCCTCAGGTCAGCGGAACCGACTTCAGATATCTGAGCCTGGCTAGTCTCTGCAGACGAGATAAGAATCGGAAACTCCACTCCTGGAAAGTAGCCGTCCTTGAACCCTGTGCCTGCGCATGCGATGCACGATGTCGATACAAGGGTATTTGTGTTCTTATCCGTGCATACGCATCTTGGGCCGTAGTATCGGCGCTTGAACAGATATCCTGTGACTCCACCTCTGTCCTTGCGCATTGCCAGGGATTCCTTGCGCAGTAGCTCTCTAAGCACGCCTATGTTCTTCTTATCGACGTTTCCATCATATCCTTTGGTCGAGGACATGTATGTGCCGCCTGGCGTCGTGAGCTTCACCCTGTAGTATGCAGAGCCGGAGAATCCCGCGGTACGAAACACGTTGTCCCGTAGATACGAAACCTTGTCGCCAAGGGCGATGATCTCATAGTCGTTGGAGTTGAATCCGGTCGACGATGCGGAGAAGTGCAGCTCGAAGCTATGCGGATATGGATCATCGAATCTTGAGTCAAGAATCCAGCTTACCGCCGTCCTACCCAAGCCGTCATAGAAGACACGAAGATCCTTGAATGGGTTTGCAGCCAAGGCGAGCTCCTTTATACGGCATCATATGGACCGGGAAGCCATAGGAATCCGCCCATGATGTTTGCTTCGAACTTACGCTCGGCGCAGAATTGCGTGAACTTGGCTTCTTCCTGCTCTGCAAGCTGCAGGTAGGCAGGACCCTTGTTCTTGTCGTTCACGCTGAGTCCGCCGGAGCTATACGGCAGATCATTGCGTAGATAAGCCCTGCCTGCCATCTTCAGCAACTCGCCTATAGTTGCATTGAGGTGTGCATATCGCCAAGGAAAGTTATGCACATCGTACTGCCCTACATCGGGAAGCATGGAGTTCCATTTATCCACGGGCCGCACCATGGCGTAGGCTATCTCGTTGTCAGAGAACTCCACGTCATTCAACAGCGTGTTGACTTCAGGGTAGTCTCTCAATGCAAATCTCACCTCAGCCACAGTTATGGGTCTGCCTGTGGAGATCAGCTTCGGAGTTATCTCAAGGTATCTGGGAAGCTGATAGATCAACTCTCCGTCAAGGTTATACACCTCTATGGCAGCAAGATGCAGGCCTGGCACAGTCAGCACTTCGGCAGGAATGTATACATCTATCTGGCCGAAGTCTGCCTTTGTTATGGTGCAGTCTATCTCCGTGAAGCTGCTTGTGAAGAGCGAATCCTTGATAAGGTACTTCACCTTCATGTCCACCAGATTCATCGGATTGTTATCCGGCGTGGTTATGACAGTGGAGAAGAACGAGGTGCCTCTTTCCGGAATCTGATCGACCGGAAGATTGTTCGCCTTTGACTTGTACGGACTGGCAGGAAGCTTATGCCGCGTTGCACCGATGATGACTGCAACTGGACCGAGCAGGATATTCGACTGCGTGGAGTATTGACTCATTAGTACAGCACCACCTGGTTTGGAATAGTCGGTCCTGAGTATGTAGCCACGGATACTGCGGAAGCCAGCACAGGATCCTGTATGTCGCTGTTGTAGAAGAATCCATCCCAATACACATTTTCAAACATACTGGGCGAGGATAGCTTGAGACCTGATTCCACCATCTTGGCTGGGCCGAGATCAACCCATTCGCCGGTCTCGAAGCCACCGACCTCTGCATTTACGTAGCCGTAGAGCTCGCCCTTGAAGACGGTTGTCTGTCCGCTGGTTCTTGTGGATTCATAGGTGTCCAGGGTTGTTTTTGATACAAACACCAGCACATTGGTCGAGGTGATTGAGAATCTACCTGGACTGCCTTTGGGGTTTGTAACGGCATCGAATGCTGCGTTATTGACCTCTTCAATTAAGGCATTTGGATTGGGGCTGCTGAGAGGCCCGATCAAGCGTGCGTCATAGAGCTTGAACGTCAGCTTCCTGAAATCTGCAGGATAGACGTTACGAAAATAACGCTCCGTAGAGAAAGACATGAAGAAGTCTTTCCCTACGGGAATAGTGGTAAATACCGTGTTGCTAGCGTTTCCTGCAGGCATGGTTGATTTTCATCATTATACCACCCTGTGGGCTAAAAGGCTCAGTGAGGCTGGTGGATAGTTAGCTGTACTGTGAAGCCGTTGTTTACAGTTTCCGTCGTGTCAAGGAAAGATATGCATCTAAAGGGAGTAGTGCCTTGAGAGCTGTCTAGATCCTGTTCAAACGCAAAAGACGTTGCGGAGGCCTCGAATGGAACGGCGATGCTTGAAAACGATTTTTTATTCGTAATCAAGAATCTAGAGGGATCTGGAGGCGGGATTACTCCGGCTTTGTTTGCCGCAGGGTAACTTGTGTTCACAGGATACATGAGGGTAGCCTCCCACTTATCTGTGCACACTACCTTAAACGAAGGCTGATCCCCAAGTTTAATTAAATTTAAAGGACTTGCTGTGCCGCCGTCGAAGAACATCAAATCATTGGTTGCCCAAGCAGGATTTGCCGGCCTATTTGGTGCATTTTCGCCTGCAGCAGCTATGCCTACACTGAAATCGATGTATGCTGAGTACGGACCGTTCTTGGTACGAACTGCTGTAATAGTCGGGCTTGAGATACCGTCTACAGTCTGTAGATTTGAGGTGCTTCTGCCAGACACTATGGAAAAGCTGTCGCCTGGCTGAATAAAGAAGTTGTTTGTAGCTCCTGATCGGCCCGAATCTCCAACTAAAGGCTTGATATCTACAAGCGATGCCGAATACATAACATGAATGTCTGGAGGTGTTCCGTTTGCATACACGGAGTTCCCGCGCATGAAAAGGTAGCTATCGGCATCACTTATATAGACGTTAGGGGCAACAAGCAGCTTGTTTGACGATCCCTTCTTAGTGACTAGTCCGTTTATCTTTTGAGCGGAAGCTGGCCAGCTAGGAGTTTCGAAAAATACAGTGATGCTTCTACCACTCTCTAGAGTTAAATGGTCTATTACTCCACCGCTGTACGTAATCGGAGAAGCAAACGTCGTGGTATCTTTGGTGTCGGTATGAATAGACCGACAAACGGGGCCTTGATAGAAGTTCACTTGTGCCCCTTTTTATTAGGAGACTACGTTGAGGAAGTTCAGCAGCTCGTCATCTGAGACAGAGGCAACGCCATCAGCGGCAGCAGCCTTGTTCATTGGAGCTGTTGGAATTCCTGCTGCTTCGATACCAGCATCAAGAGCATGATTCATGGATGCGAGGGAGATCTTGATCTGGCCTTCGCTTGCATGCTTGACGTTGAGATTGGTAACGATGCTGTCTACCAGGGTGTCGATCGAGACGCCGGAGGAGACTAGAGAGGCGAACTTGCCGTTGAGCTGAAGAGCGTGGGCGAGGTCGGTCTCGTTCTCAAACTGAAGGCCTAGCTCAGCGCAGGTCTTTACGAACTCTGGAACATACTGGGTATTGACGATGTTCTGAAGGGCTGCAATCTTAGTAGACTCAGTGTTAGCGGTATCTGACATTTGGCATTCCTTTTTTAAGTACAAGATCTGAGTTTAAAAACTGTAGGGGAGTATTTCATCCCCTGCAGTCAGTATAGTTATGGATTAGGCGAAGTCAACTCTGCTGAGAGCTGCGACGTTGGCGATACCGCCACCGAGCATCTCGTATGCGTACCAGGAGAGCATTGGACCCTCGCGCTTGACGAACATGGTGGTGTCCTCAAGGAAGTAGAGTCGTCCAAGGTACTCTGGGGCTGCAAAGAGGAACATGCTGTTGTCTGGAACGAGCTCATCCTTGATGGTGGTGATCCAGTTGAGTGCGCACCACTTGGTGGCCTCTCCTGCCCAACCGTTGACGAGGATGTTCTGAGCCATGTCGCCACCGACCTCTTCGCGGGTCCACTTCTCGAACTCGATTGCCGTCTTCTGGTTGACGAGTGCGGTCTGTGGGCGGAGACGTGCGTTGGTTGCCATCATGATCTTCTTGGCCTCAACGACGTTCTCGCGGGTAAGACCACCCGAGAGGGTCTTCCAGAGGGTAACGTTGGTGCCGTTTGGACCGTAGGGAATGCCGACGTTGGCACCCATGGTGTCATTGGAGAGGATGGAGTTGCAAGTCTGAATGAACTTGCCGTCTTCCTCAGCCTGAAGATCCTTGAGTGCGTTGTCGCTGATGACCTGACGAATGTCGAGATCGTAGTCGTGAAGCTCGGCAACGTCCTTGTTGAACATTGGAGTCGCGATACGATTGAAGGTTACGAGCCAACGCTTGCCATAGATGTAGGTTCCGGTGGGGAACTCACCGAATGGAATCGACATTGCGCCTGGAGAATCGGGCTCTAGCTCGATGATCTTCGAGGGCTTGTCGGTGTTGACCTGCTTGTTGAGGTCGTCTCCGGTGATGGTCTGGGCGGGGAGAATCTTGCGGAGGAAACCCTCTTCGCGAAGCTTCATGCGGATATAGTCGGAGGTTGCTCGAGCCACCTTGATAGTGGACTCTGGGCTGAATTCCATCTGGTCGATGTGCTGACGCACGACCTGATTAGCCCGCTTCTCCATCTCTGATAGATGTTCTAGTGCCATCTGTATTTACTCCTGAATAAGTGAAGTTAGGTTTGAATTAGATTGCTGGCCACCAGTTAACGTAGAAGTAGAGCATGGAGCGGCCATACTGGTTCTTTACGTTGCTGTTGCTAGTTGCGATACCTACAACCTGGTTAGCGTTAGCGGGAGTTGCTCCGCTGTAACCGCTGGTGCCGCCGCTACTGACAGCCCAAGTTGTAATCTTACCGGCCTGAGTTGTGCTGGCCATGAGTAAGGTGCCTGATGTTGGGGTTCCGTGGAAAGCGGTTGTGCCGAGCTCGTATGCGCCGGTGCCGACGAGGCAGGAAATACCTACGTCTTTGGCGTTGCCAACTTCGGCTGGAGTGCCCTGGGTGTTGGACACTGAGCGTTGCGAAGCAAGGTTGCCCTCGTAACGAACTGCATCCATCTCATTATCGCCTCCTCGGGCGAATAGAGGCATCTTGTTGCGAGCTGCACCTGATAGGGCTGCAGGGGAGCCTTTTACGAACATGTTGTTTTCGTCAAGGTATCCGACCATGCCTGCGACT